TCATGGCAGTAACGTGGACAGTAGTACAACTAGAGCGAAATGCAAGTGACGATGGGGTCGTGGTGGCTCATTGGCGTGTATCAGACTCAGAGGAAGTAGGCACTGGCGATGACGCAGTGAACCATTATGGTAGTTCCTATGGAACCACTGGTTTCACTCCAGACGTAGACGCAGATGACTTTGTAGCGTTTGACGACATCACAGAAGAGATGGCTGTTGGATGGGTCAAAGAATCTATGGGAGAAGAGCAAGTGACTTCCATTGAAGAGTCTATTGCCTCACAGATTGCAGAGTCAAAGGCTCCTTCAGTTGTTGCAGAGGTTCCTTGGTAATGGCTAAAAAGGGACTTTATGCCAACATTGCGGCAAAGAAGAAACGCATAGCTGCAGGAAGTGGCGAGAAGATGCGAAAGGTGGGCTCAAAAGGAGCCCCTACAACAGCTAATTTTAAACGTGCAGCTAAGACGGCTAAGAAGAGGTAACACTGATGGCTTCAATCAAGGAATGCTTATCTCGCATTGAGAAGCATGAGGCTGAATGCTCTCTCCGTTACAGCGAAATTGAACGTAGACTAGAGCAAGGGTCTCAAAGGTTCGACAAGTTGGAACGAATGCTGTGGTCTATTTACCCATTTATTCTGGGAGCAATTGCTCTTGCCAAGTTTATATAAGAAAAGGATAAAACCATGTCAAACAACAATATCTCACTACCCTCATACATGCTGCCAATTGTAATGGCTGCTGTACCTGCCCTTGTTGCATGGGGCTCAATGCAAGCCCAGGCACAAGCAACAGATGAAGATGTGGAAAGAGTGACCAAGGTAATTGAGAAGGTAGTTGAGAAAGCCGATGCCAATACCAAAAGCACTGCGTTAAACGAGCAGGCAATTAAGACGTTAGCAGATTCCTTGTCACAGTCTAACGAATTAGCTGCTGCATCAGACGCAAAACTACAAACCCTCATTGAGATAATGCTGAAGCAAAACCAATGAGAATGGTCTTTGCTCTGGTGTTCCTATTGTCAAACGGAGAGATTGACTCTTCTAAAGAAACGCGGTTCTACCAGAACAAATACCATTGTATTTTCATGTGTCAAGAGCTTGCAAAACCAGAGAGACATTGGGACGCAATTAATTGTGTCTGTCGTTTAACCTGGGTAGACAATTCCGAGCGAGTTATCAAATGAAGACGCTAGTGTTCGTTTTACTAATTGAAACTTTGACCGCTGACGGACTAGTTGAAGACACTGCTGAGTATGGTGTCTGGAAAAATGTCAATTCGTGCATTTATTTTGCCAGGCAGTTGACCCTCCAGAGTATCAAGGGGTCAGGTGAAAATAAGTTCGGTAAGATATATGAGGTCCCAGTGAGGGCTTTTTGTAAGCCGAAATATATAGACCCAAAAGAAACAATTGTTTTTGAATAGGAAATACAAATGGACTGGAAGGATAAAGAAGATTGGAAAGCGTTGGCTTTTACAGTTGTATTTTTTGCAGTAGGGTTTAGTTCACTTTTGTGGATTAATTAGCTGCACTGGAGATTAATAATGAATTTAGAAAATATCAAAAGTACTCTTACTAAGCACGAAGGTCTACGTCTAGATTTATACCAATGTACTGCCAACGCAAATACTATAGGCGTAGGACACAACCTAGATGCTAAAGGTATATCCCCTGCAGTGGCTGCACTGATGTTAGAGGAAGACATCCAGGATGCTATTGTCGACCTAGAGAAAAACATTAGCGGCTTTGAAGATATGCCTGAGCCTGTACAAGAGGCTTTAGTCAACCTATGTTTTAACATGGGTATACCTAGGTTACTGCAGTTCAAGAAGACATTGGCTTATATCCGCGAAGGTAAATACAAGAAGGCTTCTAATGAACTTTTAGATAGCCGCTATGCTAACCAAGTAGGCTATAGAGCTGTCGAAGTAGCCCAAATGATAAGGAGCGCAGCATAATGCTACAGTCACTCATTGGTCCTATCACTAATCTGGTAGGCGGCTACATGAAGAACAAGGCAGAAGAGAAGCAAGCGAAGCACCAGGCTAAAATCAATGTCATCCAGAATGATGCTAACTGGGAGCAGACAATGGCTGCTGCGTCTGGCAGTAGTTGGAAAGATGAGTTCTGGACGATTGTCTTGGCTATACCTATCTTTATGGTTGGCTATGCGATTGCAGCTAATGACACGACTGTCATTGAAAGGGTACAACTTGGTTTTGTTGCACTCTCTGAATTACCTGAGTGGTACCAGTACCTACTCTTTATAGCAATATCAAGCAGCTTTGGCATCCGTGGTGTCAGCAAGCTAATGGACCTTAAAAAATAGAAGTGTCCACCTATTAGAGAACAATCTCTTATCATAAACAATGGAGGTGCCTATGTCTGGCAAAGGTTCAGCTCCAAGACCTATCCCGAACCGGGAACAATACGAATCAAACTACGATGCCATCTTTGGCAACCAAAAGAAACCTGAGTACAAAAAGTGTGGACGCTGTGGTAACTACTGGGAGACTGAAAACTCTGGTAAAGACCATGAGTGTCCTTGTTTTACACTTATGTAACTTAAGACAAGAGTGGCCTGTACTCCCCTGCAGGTCATTCACTTATGCTTACGCCTTTTCCCCTGAAGGCAAGAGCATACCTGGCCTATGGCCGCATCAGTTGACGTAAGTTGACTGGTGTTTTTTAAGTTGTGTCCACCTATACTGATGGTCTTTACATACGTTTTGCAATAGTCTATATTGTCAATGTGGTTGCAGGTAGACCATAGGGTGGCTCCCTACAGCAGTCCAGACAAACGCTACTTTATGCCCCCATTCCAAATTGGGGATCGACAAAGAGGGTAATACGTTACAAAGGTCTATTGCCTTTTCTAACGTAGAAACTATAGCTAAAACGTCTTGTAAAATGGTGGGCCCAGTAGGACTTGAACCTACGACCAATCGATTATGAGTCGACTGCTCTACTAACGTAACTAGCAGTTCTATAGTCTCCTACATACGAATAGCAATAGATTTAACCTAAATTAATCGATTGATAACGACAAGCGCCTCCGGGTGCTTTTTTTATGTCTTCAGACAGCCTTGATGCTGTCACAACTAAGAGGATACAACGATGACAACTATAGAAACTTTTTTTGATGCACACGGAGCTAGACTCTGGAGCGGTAAGTACCTGCATGACTGTGGGTTCATGGTAAGAAGACTCAGCGACTTTAGAAACAACAAGTACAAAGAGATTGGCGAATATAAAGCTGCTGACCTCTATGCTTTCATAGACCACTTGTCTGCTCAAGGTCTAAAGAACAACACAGTCAACAGGTACCTGGCAGCATTCAGTGCACTGTTTAACCTAGCAGCTGACTTTGAGTTGGTCGACAGAGTACCCAAGGTACGATGGAAACCTGTAGAGCCAGGGAGACCTAGGTTCTTCTCTGACCAAGAGGTCAACGACCTCATAGAGTTCTTCATGGACTCAGACCATCCCTGGATGGCTGACTTTGTTAGCCTGGGTGTGAACACTGGTATGCGCTTAGGTGAAATCCTAAGTATCAACAACGTGACCAGTAAGAAGACTGTCGGTACTATAAGTCACTGTGGCGGCTTTGTTGAGCTTACGCAGACAAAGAACGGTGAGCAGCGTACTGTACCGTTGAACCAAGAAGCTAAGGTTGCCTTAGAGAACCTAGAGTACTGTCCTAGTGGTGTCTATTCGCACAGAAAGTTCTATGACACTTGGGATGCTGCGAGGATGTCTATAGCTCCTTTTGACAATGACTTTGTGTTTCATGTGCTTAGACACACATGTGCCACCAGGTTAGCGATGGAGTTTAATGTAGACACTATTGTGGTCGGTACTATCTTAGGTCACAGGTCGATAGCTACTACAAAGAAGTATGTCCATGCCAAGAAAGATTCTTTGGCTAATATCATGAGTAAACTTGAAGCACCTAAAGGGAGAGTCGCATGAACAAAGAAGATAAAGCTAAAGAAGCCAAAGATACTTGGGACTTAGCGTGGTCATTAGCTACTGATGTATTAGAGGTAGACGATGATAAGCCACATCAGTATGAGTTAGTACTTGAAAACATTACGCTTCACTAATGAAGCATTAGAAACAAAAGCCTTCACTACGGAGGCTTTTTTTTTGGATTGCACCTATGTGATAAGACATAAAAGCTATTCATTATTAGTGATAGCCATTATCATTTAGTTGTGTCCACCTTTAGAGAATACAAATGTCATGGGAGACAAAGGAGCATGAAGGAGCTAATCAGTGGTACATATGAAATACAAATGCAGCGTGAAGACAAGATGTTTGACGATGGTAGACAGAGATACCTTAGTAGACTAGAAGGGAACTCTAAGTTATCCACCCAGAACAATCCTCACAAGTTAATAACTCAAGCCCTACCAAAAGTATCTGAAGCCATACAAGAGTATCTAACGTCTCAGGAGAACAAAGGAGACGGTAGAAAGCACTGTGGTTACAAAGACCTTAAGTCTATAGACACAGATGTCGCTGCTTACATTGGTCTAGCTGTATGTTACGAAGCTGTAGCAACTAATGGCTGTAGGACTAACATATTGAACATGATAGGAAACAAGGTTGAACTACAGCAATGGGCAGACGGTCTGACAGAGTTCGACAGTAAACTAGCGAAGTCTATAGAGACTAGAGTGACTAAGGATGAGTCTGTAGATTTCTTCAAGGTGAAAGCTGCTAAAGCAATTGCCTCTAAGAAGAACTACAGCCAACAAGACTGGGGTCCTAAAGACATAAAACTCAAGGTCAATGGTCAAGACAAAGACCTATGCGAAAGACACATAAAGGTAGGAACCTTGATACTTAGTGCTGTCTTGAAGGCAAGTGGTGTCTTTGAAGGTTGGGACAAGAGAGAAGGACCTAAGTATTCTGACTTTAGGAAGATGATTGGTCTAACTATAGAGGCTAGAGACCAAATAGCTGACATGGATTATCTTGCATCATGGCAAGAACCCATGTTTAGACCTTTAGTCGTACCACCGCAACCATGGACTAAGTTTGACACTGGTTGTTACTTTACGGAAAGAGCCTGTAAGCAAGTACCATTGGTCCGCAAGAGTTCATATGTACAAAGGAAAGCCGTTGATTACCAACTCAAGGACGGTAAGTCATTACCTGGTTACGTAGAGGCCCTCAATGCATTACAAGAGACACCTCTAGAAATCAATCAGTACACATTAGAAGCCATTAAGTGGGCTTGGGATAACGATGTATCAATTAGTAAGTTTCCGTCTAAAACGAAGGTTGCTAAACAAAAGAAACCTGATGACTTTAGTTCTATGTCTGTTGATGACAAGAAGGTCTTCACTGCAATAGACAAAGAGATAGACACTAAGAACCGTGAGATTGACGGTGCTGTGTCTTTGATGACTCAAGACCTAGCAGATGCTGATGAAATGTCTATGTACACAAAGTTTTACTTAGGGTGGAACCTAGACTTTAGAGGCAGAGTGTATCCAGTGTCTAACTTTAGTTACCACAGAGATGACCACATCAAGTCATTGTTCTTGCTACATGATAAGACAATAGTCACTAACGATGACTCTTTGTACTGGTTAGCCATGCATGTAGCTAACGTCTGGGACATCAACAAGCTCAGTAAGAAATCTCTGGATACTAGAGTGTCGTTTGTTCAACGAAGAGAACGTCTTGTGTATGCCATTGGTCGTGACTTTGTTGGTACCTTCAAGATTTGGTCTAAAGCTGACAAACCGTTTCAGTTCCTAGCTGCATGTCATGAGTATGCAAACTACATGGACTGTCGTGTGGCAGGAGAGGAGTACATGTGTGGACTACCGTGTTCTTTAGATGGAACCAACAGTGGCGTACAGCACTATGCTGCAGCATCACTCAATGAAGACGATGGTGCCCTGGTTAACTTATTGCCTAGCGACACACCTCAAGATGTTTATGCTGCAGTAGCTGCAGTGACTAATGCACGTCTAAAGGAAATAGCTGACCCAACCACTGAGGAACCAAACCTAAGAGAAATCAAAGACAAAAAGACAGGAAATCTACTGAAGACAGTTGCTCAAGTAAGAGCCTCCAGGATAACTCTTGCAAAACTATGGTTAGACTATGGTGTTGACCGTAGCACAGTCAAAAGAAACACAATGACCTATGGTTACTCTAGTGATGCCTGGGGCTTTGGTGACCAGTTGATTGACGACATCATGAAGAAGCTGTCTGATAAAGTCATCAAGAAAGAACTTGATGCAGCTACTGGTAAACCATTTGTTCATCCATTTGGTGATGAACTATGGTTACAAACGCAAGCTGCGAGGTTCTTAGCTACCATTAACTATGCATCAGTTAAGCAGGTCATTAGTAGTGCTGCAGGTGGCATGTCTTTCTTTCAGAAGATTTCAGGAGCCTTAGCTCACGAAGGTAAACATTTACGCTTTGATACTCCGATAGGGTTTCCAATGTGTCAGCGGTATACTCACTGGGATGTTAAGAAAGTGAAAATCTTCTTGTTTGACAGAGAGGCAGGAATCAACAAACGGACGCAAGCAACCTATAGGACCAAGAGTGCTAAGTCTAAAGTTGACAAGAAGAAGTCTAAGAGTTCTGTAGCACCTAACGTCATCCACTCAATGGATTCTTCTCACTTGCTAAAGACTGTCTTAGATGCAAAGAGACAAGGCGTGACTAATTTCTTTTTGATACACGATGCCTTTGGCACTACACCTGCTGAAAGTGAGGTCATGTATGAATCAGTTCGTCATACGTTTGCTGAGATGTACTCAGACTATTGTCTTTACTCTGAGTTTTGGAAGCAGGCCAAGAGACAGTTGTCGCATGAAGGCATCGAAAAGTTAGACATACAAGTCCCACCCAAAGGTAATCTTGATTTAAACAAAGTAATAGAATCAGAGTACTGCTTCAGTTAGACCCCTGGTCACAGTTGTGTCCACCTATTAGAGAACAATCGTCAACCTAAATCGTGATTTCTTAGAAATTCTAGGAGAGCGTTTTCTATTGCTTATTGTAAACACTAAAACTTAAACGAAAGGAGAACAAAATGGCTCAGAACAATCGAGTTAAATTCACTAGCAGCAAGGGTCGCGCTCAGTACCCTTGGTTGAACCAACCTGACACTGCCTTTGGTAATGAACCAAAGTATAAGACAAACCTCATTGCAGACGATGCTTCTGCCTTAGTAAAGATGATTGAGGATGTCGCAGAGAAAGAGTTTGGTAAAGACTGGAAAAAAGCTCGTATGCCATACAAAAGTGATGAGGACACTGGTGAGACTGTGTTTATCACTAAAAGTAAATATGTCCCTAACTTCTTTGACGCTTCTGGTCAAAATCTAGTTGGTTCACAAGTCCCCAAGATTTGGGGTGGATCAGTGATTAAGGTCGGTGGTTTCATTGCGGCCTACTCAGTCAGTGGTTCTAAGGGTGTCACCCTGCAGCTCACTAAGGTCCAGGTCATTGACCCTGTGTCTAGTGGTGAGTCTAGTGGTGATGGGTTTGATTCCGTTGAGGGCGGTTTTGTAGCAGAGGATATTCTACAGGAAGCTTTCGATGAGTCAGAAACAACGGAAGAAGCGCAATCAGCAGACCGTTTCTAAACGACAACGTGGTATTAAGCATGGCTATCGAAGTGGTCTGGAAGACACGGCAGCAGAACAGATAAAAGCTGCAGGTCTTGAGGTTATCTATGAGACCGACAAGATTACCTATGTAATACCCGAAAGCAATCACAAGTACACCCCCGACTTTAAGCTGCCCAAGAAAGGTGGCTTTTTTTATGTCGAGACAAAAGGTATCTGGGACACGAAGGATAGACAGAAGCACGTCTTGATTCGTGAGCAGCAACCAGACCTAGATATTAGGTTTGTATTTAGTAATTGCAATTCAAAACTCTACAAGGGGTCGAAAACGACATATGCATCCTTCTGCGATAAGCAGGGGTTTGTCTATGCCAACAAAACGATTCCTGATGAGTGGCTACGAGAGTAGTTAAGGAGAGCTAAGGGTCATCCTCAGAAATGGGGGTGGCCCTTTTTTTGTTTATGAGGAAAACAAATGTGGATATTACCAAAGAATTACCAACTGTCATTTCATTTTGCTCAGGATATGGTGGCATCGAAAGAGGACTTGACCTTGCCGGGTTTGAACATCGAGTCATCGCTTACGTTGAAATCGAAGCATTCGCCATTGCAAACTTGGTTGCGAAGATGGAAACAGGGCAGTTACCTGCCGCACCTATTTACACGGATCTTAAAACCTTCCCATCAGAAATCTTTCGAGACAAAGTTAGCCTTATCACTGGAGGCTATCCCTGCCAACCTTTTAGCGCAGCAGGACAGCGCAAAGGGACAGAAGACCCAAGACACCTATGGCCTTACATCAGAAAACACATCCAATCAATTAGACCTATTCAATGCTTCTTTGAAAATGTCGAAGGACACATCAGCCTTGGACTTAGAGAAGTCATCAGCAACTTGGAAGAAGACTGTTACGGAGCAACGTGGGGAATATTCTCAGCGCGTGAAGTTGGCGCACCACACCAAAGAAAAAGAGTCTACATCTTGGGCAACTCCGAACACTATGGATCATCTACCTCAGAGATCAGAGGAGGCGCTAGTTCGACAAGCAACAACACAACGCAAGGGCAGAACGAAGCCAGCAAATCTCAGAGAGCAAGTCAACCCAACTGCGGTAGCGATTTATCAGGAGCCAACATCTTGGCCGACACCAACAACACAAGATGCCAACAAAGCCACAAAAAAGATAAGGAAGAACCATCAGAACAATTTGACTGCAATAGTGTTCAGTCAGGAATCACTGCCAACTCCTACAACAAGGGATTGGAAGGGCGGATACAAAGAGGCCAGTCTAGTAAGAGCGGATGGCAAGAGCAGGAGGTTCGACTCGCTACCAAATGCCGCGATAGGGGGAGTTGGGACCGACATAGTGCCTGGCCACCTGAACCCCAATTGGGTCGAGTGGTTGATGGGTGTCCCGACAGGGTGGACCGCATTAGGCTCTTGGGGAACGGAGTAGTACCGCAGACAGCTGCAAAAGCTTGGCTGACTTTAGTAAATCGAGGGAAATCAAATGTTATCAATCCAAGAGACTCACAATGAGTCTGCATTTGTAATGCATGTGAGTTGCGAGAGTTGTGGCTCAAAGGATAACGCTGCTATCTATGACGATGGCCATACCTATTGTTTTGGGTGTCAATTGTTTACGCCAGGTGATGACGTAGAAGTTGTCGCAGCCACAAAACCAAAGAAACTACACAAAGATTTAATACAAGGAGAATACGCTGACTTGGTTGCCAGAAGCATCCGTGAAGACACATGCCGCAAGTATGACTATCAAGTCGGAGAGTACCAAGGAAGACCAGTACAGATTGAAAACTACCGTGATGACAATGGTGAAATCAGAGTCCAAAAGACAAGAGACAAAGACAAGAACTTTACTGTCCTAGGCGATTCAATACACATGTGCCTCTTTGGTCAGCATTTGTGGACTACAGGTAAAAAACTTGTGGTTACAGAAGGGGCCATAGATGCTCTCTCAGTGTCCCAGGCTCAACACAACAAGTGGCCTGTAGTGTCTGTCCCAAATGGAGCGCAATCAGCTAAGAAAGCCCTGATGAAAGCCTGGGACTTCCTAGGTGGCTTTGAAGAAATCATCTTGATGTTCGACTCAGATGAGGCAGGGCAAAAGGCTGCCTTAGAGTGTGCTGAGAGCCTTCCTGTTGGCAAATGTAAGATAGCCAAGCTCAGTGGTTACAAAGACCCTAACGAGGCTCTACAGGCAGGAGGTGAGGCTGAAATAGTCAATGCCATATGGAGGGCGAAGGACTGGAGACCTGATGGTATTGTTTCCACAACAGAACTCCGCAGCAGTATCACTGATGCTGATGAACATTCCACGATTACTTATCCCTACCCAAAGCTCAATGAGCTTACAAGAGGTATCCGTCCGTCTACTCTAGTCACAATATGTGCCGGGAGTGGCGTAGGTAAATCTACTTTAGTCACTGAGATTGCCTACCACTTGCATAGGCATGACCAGAAGGTTGGGATGCTCATGTTAGAGGAGCAAAACAAGCGCACTGTAAGGGGTCTAATTGGCCTTCACATCGATAAAAACATTGTCCAGGACTATGAGGCTGCGTCAAAAGAAGAGGTCTTAGAAGCTCATGACGAGCTGTTTGAAACACAAGAGATTCAGCTATTTGATTCCAAGGGTAGCATCAGTTTAGACATTGTCATCAATCGCATTCAATACATGGCGAAAGCAATGGGTTGTACCCATGTGTTTTTAGACCATTTATCAATAGTTGTCAGTTCGATGACTGGAAAGGTCACAGACGAGAGAAGACTAATAGATGACGCAATGACTCGCTTAAGAACGATGGTTCAGGAGCTAGACATTACTTTGTTTTTAGTTAGTCACCTTACTCGTCCCCAAGGTAAAGGGCATGAGGCAGGAGGCAAGGTGGAGCTGTCTCAGCTAAGAGGAAGTCACGCCATAGCCCAACTAGCAGACCAATGCCTTGGTCTACAAATGGACGCTGAAGACCCCACCAATGATTGCCGTGATTTGGTGGTCCTCAAGAACCGTTTTACTGGTCAAGTAGGTTGGGCAGGACGACTTAAGTACAACCGCGAATCAGGAAGGCTTATCGATGCCGATTCTGATAACTCTCGCTTTTAATAAATCGACAAACTAAGGAGACATACAATGTCACAGAAGCACGATTTACTTTTATACCTTCAAGAAGGACACTCAATTACCTCTCTGGATGCCATTCGTCACATGGGCATCACTCGTATCTCATCAATTATCCACAAACTAAAGGCTGACGGTCACAACATAGTACGTTCAGATGTTGCTGTCGTTGACCGCAAAGGTAAAAAGAAGACGATAGGGAAGTGGTGGTTGCATGGGCAAGAACCTAACTTAGATTATGTGCAGCAGATAGAGATGCAGGTATGAGCCTGGTGTTTGACCTTGAGAGTAACGGTCTGCTCAAGGAATTAGACACAATCCACTGTATATCGATACTCGATACAGCCTGTGAGGACAGAAGAGTCAATGCCTTATCTATCTATCATGGTGACACAGGAATCAAAGAAGCCCTGGACCTACTTGCTGCAGCTGATGAAATCATAGGTCACAACGTCATTGGTTTTGACATACCTGCAATACAAAAGGTTTATCCCCACTGGAAACCAACTGGCAAAGTCACAGACACACTTGTAATTAGTCGTCTGGTCGCTGCTGACTTAATGAATGACGATGCAACCTCCGTTGGACTCCCTGATGACTTCAAGAAACGTATGTGGGGCAGTCACGCATTGAAAGCCTGGGGCCTACGAATGGGCACAATGAAAGGCGACTACGATGGAGGGTGGGAGACCTGTAACCCTGAGATGCTTGAGTATTGTAAGCAAGACGTAGTTGTCACCTACAAGCTGTACAAGAAGCTGATGCAGATGGCTAAAGGTTTCTCTGAGCAGTCACTTGAGTTAGAACATGAGTTAGCTGAGATTTGCTACAGAGTTGGCAACAATGGGTGGACGTTTGATGTTAAAGCAGCAGAGAGTTTATACGCTGATTTAGCCACCACCAGGATAGAGCTTGAGAAGGACCTAAATGAGCTGTTTGAGCCTTGGGAGATACACACAGAGTTCATACCTAAAGCTAACAACAAGACTCGTGGATACGTCAAAGGAGAGCCGTTTACGAAGGTCAAGGTCGTTGAGTTTAACCCTAACAGTCGTAAGCACATTCACTATTGCTTAGTTAAAAAGTACGGTTGGAAACCTAAGTCATTCACCCCCAGTGGTGAGGCTAAGGTAGACGAGACTGTCTTGTCTCAGTTGCCATATCCTGAATCTAAGAAACTAGCGAAGTTCATGTTAGTACAAAAGAGAATCGCTCAGTTAGCTGAAGGTCGTCAAGCCTGGCTCAAGATGGTGGACACTGACGGCAAGCTAAGACATACCATTGTTTCTGGTGGCACTGTGTCAGGTAGAGCAAGCCATCGTAACCCTAACGTGGCCCAGACTGTGTCTGCTAGGGCAGCCTATGGTAAACCCATGCGAGAGCTGTTCACTGTGCCCAAAGGATGGCACCTCTGTGGTGGTGACTTGTCTCAATTGGAACTACGGTGCCTCGCCTATTTTCTTGATGATGGCGGTGAGTATGCCAAGCAAATCATGGAAGGAGACATTCATACTTTTAACCAGAAGGCAGCAGGTTTGCCTACCAGGGATGCAGCTAAGACTTTCATCTATGCCACGACTTATGGGGGTGGGGACACTCTTATCGGCAAGCTAGTCGGTGGGTCTGCAAAAGACGGCAAGAGACTTAAGTCAGAGTTTGACAAGAATATTCCTAGTTTTAAATCATTAAAGAACGAACTTAATCAAGCATATAAGCGCGGATACCTCAAAGGTTTGGACGGCAGAAAGCTGTTCGTAAGGTCAGAGCATAAATGCCTTTCACAACTACTCCAGTCAGCAGGAGCCCTTCTGTGTAAGAAGTGGTTAGCCTTGGTTGACCAGGAGATTACAAGACAAGGACTACAGAACGATGCACTCATTTTGGCATGGGTACATGACGAACTGCAGATTGCTTGTAGAACTGAAGAGGTAGCACACAATGTCGGTGACATACTTAGAGGAATGGCGGAAGAGGCAGGAACTTATTTCGGCATCACAACCAAACTCCCAATCGAAGCAGACTATGCCGTGGGACGAACTTGGTGTGACACGCACTGAGTCTATTGATTTCAACGATGACGTTGAACAGCTCATTTCATTTTGGATTATCTTGGACAAAGCAGCTAGAGAGCCCTTTACGGTCAAGAGTAACTTTGCTCGTACTGGGGCTTGGTACGTTGCTGTTTGTGCAAGTGTCGGTCTAATCACTACACAAATTGAAGAGGACATCTTTGGTAAGAAGTGGCTGATTACTGAGGAAGGCTTTGAGTTTATGGAGAATATAGATGAACGTATTAAAGAATTTCTCTAGTGACAAAACCACGTTACTCATCGATGGTGACTTGTATCTCTACCAGGCAGCTGCAGCATGTGAAGACGAGACTGATTGGGGGGACGACATATGGTCTCTCATGTGTGACGTGGCTGCAGCTAAACGTATGTTTACTAATAGACTGCAGACATTTTGTGAGCGTTTGCAGGCAGACAATATGCTCGTCTGTTTCACTGAGGGTGACAACTTTAGAAAGACTGTGTTCCCTGACTACAAGGGTGGACGCAAGAAGACTAGGAAACCAGTCGGTTACAAGTATCTTGTTGAATGGGCTAAAGACAACTTCATGTGTCATGTGCAGGACACCCTGGAAGCTGATGACATCATGGGCATCCTCCAGTCTGCTAAGACTCACCCAACTTGTATCGTGTCTGATGATAAGGACATGAAGACTATCCCAGGCAAACTCTATAGACCTATGGCTGATGAGCTACTGCAAGTCAAAGATGCAGAGGCTGACTATTACTTTCTAACGCAGTGTCTTACAGGTGATGCTACTGATGGATACAACGGTATCCCTGGCATCGGTCCAAAGAAAGCTGAAGGTATCTTAGGTAACCACCCTAGTTGGGACCAGGTTGCCCAGGCATACATCAAAGCAGGGTTAACCAGGGAGGATGCAATAGTCCAGAGTCGCTGTGCCAGGATACTTAGGAGCTGCGATTGGAATTGGGATACAGAGACGATAAACATGTGGGAGCCGGGACGATGATAGTACACAAGGTATCTTCATTGACTGGTGTACTACACAGTCGAGACATCGATGTCACTGGTGAACAACTGACCCGACATGCAGAAGGTGAGCTGATACAAGACGTGTGTCCAGACCTTAGTGCAGAGGACCGGGAGTTTCTAATGACTGGGATTACCCAGGACGAGTGGCAGAAGTTTGCTGCTTGTCAGGAATGCGAGGTGTAAACAAATGATATTAACTTGGAGAGAGAACCTGCAGCTTACTAAGCCAAGGAAGCTACTGCAGGAGACCCAGAGTACAGAGACTTGTACTAATTACTATGCAGGTCTTGAGGATGGCATCCAGTACAAGCCAAGACGACACACAACTCATCGTGGACTCTATAGAGAAAACATGGCTCGTACTAACGGTATCAACAACCTAAATATTAAAGATAGGATTCTATATAAAGGAGACAACTCATGAATGCATTAGGAGATTCATTGTTATCTAAGTCCCACTTTGGAGACATGCGTAAAGACTTAAACCAGTTAGGTAGAGACGTGGATATAGCTAGAGCTAATCGTAAGGTAGCACTAGATAAACTAAAGGTAGCTGACGGTGCATTAGATAGAGCCAGGGCTGCCTACCATATTGAGCTGATGTACCCAACTAAAGGAGACGAGTGACATGGACACATTAGTTAATTTGTTTATGAGCAGTTTCTTCTTGTTATTCATTGGAGCTACATTGGTCCATTGTTTCTATGAATTAAAAGGGGGTGACAAGGAATGAGTTACCTTGGTATCAACTCAGTAACACCAAACGAATGGGACAGGATAGCCAAGGAAATACCTGCGATAGACAAGGTATCACATGTCTATGAAAGGTTAGCTGAAGAAGAAGCTAAAGATATGGTTAACAGTCCAGACCATTACATTACAGATGGTGGCATAGAATGCATAGAGGCCATTGAAGCATCAATGACCCCTGAAGCATTCCGTGGTTACTGCAAGGGTAATGTACTCAAGTACCTATGGAGGTACGAGAAGAAGTCGAAGGATAACTCCGTGGAAGACCTGGAGAAGAGTCAGTGGTATCTGGAGAGACTGAAGTTAAGTTATCAATAGCAATTAGTACGAGGGTAAAGACAGTGAAGGCAAGCATGTAGTTCATTAAGTTCTTGGGTTCCTTTGGTTACGATTAGTTAAGAAACGTAAGTTTAAAGGAACATATAAGGCAAACATAATGACTTATGATTATCAAGTCTATGCACTTATAGAATAGTCATGTATGCTCAAGGTCTCTTACTATCGGTAAGAAGAAGAGGATGCCGAAGGAACAGTAGCCTCCATGTGTGTTAGTAACAAGGACTAACGTAGAGTGTTAGAGCCAATGACTAACGTGGAGTGCTTACTGAACCCCCGACATCATTTCAAGATTACTCTCATAGTTTCCATAAATCTAGTCAATCGACATAACAAATGAATGACCATTCAGTCTATTAAGTCACATAAATGACCATTAATCAGTTGTGTCCACCCTTTAGAGATACACATACGTTACGAGCGTCACAGACGTTGAACCGAAGAACCCATGCAATACCCACGAATAAACACCTGTATTACATAAGTACATGTGTATACCCATTGTTAACTCAGTAGTCACCGACAACTCTTGTCTCCCTCACAGTGAGCTTAGGTGACTACTGAGATAACTCCTGATGACAACATTAGTATCTACATGAGTGACAGACAAGGTCTACATGAGTCTACATGAGTCTACATAGGTGAGCTTGAGTCTACATGAGTGAGCTTGAGTAGTACTTGGGTCTATTCCCTATTTTCAACACAAAGAAAGAGCCTTAGACCAATAAATTTTTCTAATGTCATTTAACTCAGTAACCAAAGTACTAAAGGTCAGCCGATAACATATCGATTGACGTGTCTGTCTAGGCTGTAGGCTACATATGGACAAATGTCTCATGATTCCAGGGACTCCTAGTGACAAATGTCACCCCCATGGGTCAAATGTACTAATGATTTCAAAAACAAGGGTAAAGGGTCGACTTGTTGTTGTTGTTGTCTGTCTCTTTTAACCAGAGTCTCCCCACGAAACCAAGGACCTAAGAATCCAAGAAAGAAGGTAAAACTCATGACCGTAGAAACTGGTACTTACATCAATAGTCTCAACGCACAGTTCCCTCCAGAGACTGATGCCTTGTCTGAGATCGATGAGCATCTAAAGATAATCAAAAGTACAATCAAGAATACTTTTCCAGGTGGCTCAAGTAATTCCGATGTAGGCCTAACTGCACCTGTGACTTTGTCTGCTACAGAACTCAACAAGAAGACTGCCATAGTATCCGATGGTACCAATGCCACCTTTAACACAGGCATGACTGCAGCAAAGATAAAGACACTCATTGGTATCACTGAACCTGTGGCCCCTGCGATTACTACATCTACAGATAGCGAGGGTGCAGTAACCCCTGCGTTGTCTACAGGTATCACTGCAGCTGAAGTTTGGAACTTAATTAAAGCTGAAGCTCTTAACTCTACTTATCCTATAGGAGCTATCTACACAGCGATAACTAGCGGTAGCCCTGCGACAGTCTTTGGTGGTACTTGGGTATCCTTTGGACAAGGTAGAGTCCTAGTTGGACATGACGACTCAAGTGAGCCAGATAGTGACTTTGTTGCTTCCTCTACTGACGGTAGTTCTGTACTCGTAGGTGGCGCTAAGACTGCTGATGTGACTGTATCAACTACAGTACCCAGAGATGGTTGGGGTAATGAGCAAGCAGGTAATGCTATGGCTGAACCTAACACAGCAGGGAGATTAATAACTGGTGATGGCAGCACTGAGTCTGGAGAGACTATGGAATCATTAGCTCACGCTTCTGGTGATAGGACATTTACTTCAGCAACTTCAGCAGTGGCTACTCTGCAGCCATACGTTGTTGTCTACATGTGGAAACGTACAGCATAACCTTATGCTTCTTAGTAGACCCCAGGTAGACCCAGGTACTACTAAAGCTTACTGGGTCGCTTAAAGCATAAGAAACACAATGTAAACACAATAAGGAACACAAGTATGGGACAGACGTTACCAATTAGAGGCGTAGGTGACGTAGGTGTTCTTACAGATGTTGCTCCGGCTAACCTACCTCCACAGGCATTCACTAGAGCAAAGAATGTCAGGTTTGACGAAGGTGCTGTAGTAAGAGCCCCAGTCTTTCGTAAAGTAAAAGAATCACTAGGGTTTAACCCCAGGTTCTCCTATGGAACCATCCCCTCATCTGGTCATGGCACTGTCTTAATGGTGTCTGACACCTACGTTATCAAAGAATATGCAAATGGTACTACTACAGACCGCAGTGGTTCCATATCCGCAATGGCATCTAACCAGGCACCTTTCACTGGTTCTACTCTAGCCAACATTACCTACTTCAATAGAAACGACAGAATACCAGTGTACCGCATCAACGGTGGTACTAACTTTGCTGACATACCTAACCAGTCATCTGCTACAGGAGCTAACTGGGTGTCTTCCTGGCGTACAGAGTCTCTCAGGTCCTATGGTGACTTCCTGATTGCCTTAAACATGATAGAAGGAAGCTCAGGCTATCCTACCAGGGTCCGATGGTCTAACTTAGCATTAGCTAACAATGTACCTGACAGTTGGTATGCAGCTGACACAACCAAGTCAGCAGGCTTCAATGATTTAGTACAAATGAAGACAGGTATTGTTGATGGTGCAACTCTAGGTTCTAACTTTATTATCTACAGTAAAGACCAGGTATGGCTCATGGAATTCGTGGGTGGCACCTTTATATTTAACTTTAGAAAACTATTCAGTGAAACTGGTCTTATCAATGCTAACTGTGCATTAGAAGTACAGAACAAGCATTTCTGTTTTGGTACGGATGACATCTATACACACGATGGTAACAGTAAGGTCTCCATTGCAGATGAAAGAGTCAAGTCATACATATTCAATGGTATAAACACAAACAAGCTAGAGAGATGCTTTGTACACCACAATCCATTACTTGAGGAGATATACTTCTGCTACAGCTCAGGTGATGACATGTCTGAGTTCACTAATGGTGACCGTTGTAACCGCGCAGCTGTGTATAACTACAAGAATAACACCTGGTCTTTCTTAGACTTACCTAATGTTTCATCAGCTACTCTAGCTAGTCTTGCGTCTACGTCTACCTATCAAAACGTAGTGGGAACCTACGCAACAATTGGTGGTACCTACCACTCTCAAGAAGCAGGATTTAGCTTACACAATGTATTCGTAGGTCAAGACTCTGCTAGTGACGGTATTACCTCAGACAAGCTCTATGGGTTAGACGGTAGCGAAGACAATACGCTCCTAAGTTTCCCGGTAGATACTGTTGCTACTAAAGCACCTTTCATCGAAAGAGTCGGTATAGACCTAGACGATAGTGTCCCTCTTAGTGGCTACAAAGTGATTACTAAAGTAGTGCCCCAGGCACACACAAATAATAGTAACAAGCAGTTCAGTTTTAACTTTGGTGCAGCTGACCTCATCACAAGCGCAACAGTGTATGAGGCTACAGTAACTTTTGATGCTTCAGTTAGTCACAAGGTAGATACAAGAGCTGCAGGTAGATACCTCAGTTACAAAATGACTTTGTCTGATACAAAAGACTTTAGATTCTTAGGTTTTGATGTAGAACTCACTGCCACTGGCAGAAGGTAGGTCCTAGTATGCCAATTAATGAGCAGACTGACCTTGTCTTACGACAGTACGTCAGAAAGAACTTTCCGACCATTGAATCTAACGTCAACACCTATATCGCGGACGAGCTACAGCGCATAGAGAACGCCATTAACAGTCTCTCTGAGGCATCTATACAGGCAACAGACCAAGCCCCATCGAATCCAAGAAAAGGAACAGTACGCTTTAACGTACTACCGTGGGATGCATTAGGTGATAGCTCTCAAGGTATGGTCGTATACAACGGTTCTGCCTGGGTAGCGGTATGAAAACACCAGTCATAGAAACCGATGATTTCACAGCGTACTACGACCAACACGAAGAACACACGTTTTTACATTGTGATGTCTACCGCTACAACAAATCAGTAAAAACAGATCTGCAGCAAGGGTTAAAACTCTTGTTAGCTATTCGTAAATCACCACTGTTTGCTATCCATGAACTCCACGACAGTAAGCACCTTAAATTTATAACAATGCTAGGTTTTAAATACCTAGAAACCAGACTTTGTCTCGACAACTGTAAAAGAGACATCTATGTAACAGAGGAAATTACCAATGGGTATTGAAGCAGCAATTATAGGCTCTGCAATAGGTGGCTATTCAGCTAACAAATCCGCTAAAGAGCGCAGGGCGAGTATTGAACAAGACCGTACAGATAGGATGGAAGGTTACAATTTCTCCAAGCCCTACATTCAGAGGAGCTACGACAGAGCTGAAGGTGCTTTAAACGATTCTCTTGAGCAAGGAGCATATCAAGGACAAACCTACGCAGACCAAAACCCCTACTTTCAAGCAGGTAACCACTACATGGGTGGTATGGGAGCTATGGGGGGCCAGGGTGCATTCGATGTTATGCAGCAAGGCCAAGGTTTTGCTAACAATTACGCTGACCTCTATCAACAAGGCGGTGCAGACCGTATGCAGAAAGCCCAGGATTATGCTATTGCAAACAGCGATGGTCTGGTAAATGCAGCAATGCGTGATGACAGAAGACAATTAACAGAACAGACGCTTCCAGGAATCAACATGGCTTCCTCTGGAGGTGGGAATATCAATTCCTCAAGAGCAGGAATGGCAGACGCTATTGCCAACCGTGGTTATGACGATAGAAAAGCCGATGTTACTGCAGGAATACAGCGTGACCTCATGGGTCAGTCTATAAATCAGCAGAACCAACAGTTTGCTGACCAAATGAGAGCTAACCAAGGTCTTCAGCAAAGTTATGGGCAGGGCATTAATGCAATGAACCAGTTTGGCAACATGATGACAGGTGCAGGAAACAACTTTATGAATTATCAGCAAGGTTACTTAAATGACCAACGTAACCGCTATGAAGACCAGAGAGACTTTGCTCTTGACCAGAACATTAAGTACCAAGGTGGCATCTTAAATAATGCTGTCTACAACACTACGCCAGGTGATACTCCTGAGAAGCCCAATACCTTAATGTCAACCTTGGGTGGCATGGGTTCTGGTTTCTCTGCAGGTATGAACTTGTTTGGAGGTCCCTAAGATGTACGATTATAACAACCCCCCTTACGGTACTCCTGCCTACTTTGAGAAGATGGAAAGACTCAAGAACGCACACAAAAGCCCTGACCCTATACTAGCGCAGCAGCAAATACAGGCGACACAAGACGCTTATGCTGCAGCTAACCCTCCCAGTCCGGTGTTACAGACAAGAGGTGCCCCATCATACGCAGCAGGTCAGCCTGATAGGTCGGCAGCACCTGGTGGTGCTAATAGGTGGCAACAGTTTAAAGATGGTGCAGCAGGTATCTTAAGTCAAATGACTGGCGGTCCTAACGATAGGATGATGGGCCAGTATGGACAACAGTCTCCAGTAGAAGCTGCTACCCAAGAATTCAACATGACTTCACCAGAAAATCTCCAACATAGAGGTCCAGAACGCTATGTCCCTGCCCCTGTTGTAGATAGCGTAGGTCAAGGACCAATGACTGACCAGGAACGAGCAGCCTTTGCTCTGACTCCTGCAGGTCAAAGACTACTTGCAGCTCAGGCGGTTACCGGAGACCCAGAAGCACAGACTGGTGGACGCAGAGACTCAACCACACTAGCTGCAGCTAAGAAAAACTCAGGTATGTCTTTCGCAGAGAAAATGGGTCGCTACGGTGGTGCCATTATGAACGCAGGTTCCCAAGGTGGTATGGCTCAAGTTGGAGCGATGGGTACTGTTACTGGTGAAATCAAAGACATAGAAAGAGAGCAAGAGAACTTACGTCTACAAAGACAGCAAACGGTTCAGCAAGCTCAACAGGAAAAGTCAGCCGAATTTGATGGAATCATTGGCGAGTACGATACTGCAATAGCACAGATGGATACGCTTTATGGAGATGTTGCAGCAGGTGGAGGGTCTTTAACAGGTCCATTCTCTGGAACTTTAGGAGCTTGGTGGGACACCTTACAAGGCAACCCTGAAGCTTACACCAGACTAGCTATGGACCAGTTCAAAGTCGATGAAATCCTAAAGAATGTAGCAAAAACGAAGGGTGCAATCTCCGATAGAGAAATGGCTACTTTTGAACGTCCTATGCCTAGCATGATGGCTGATGAAAAAGTCTGGTTAGATTGGATTCACGAAAAGAGAGCAGCTGCAGTAAGTGTTAGGAATAAACTACGAGCCATGCAAGGTGGCGGTGGTCCCTCTAACTATAGTCCTGAAGACCAAGCTCTTATAGACCAATACTCTAAGTAAGTACGTCCTTAGTCCCCTCTATTTTTTTCAAGGTATCTCTATGTCTGCACAGCTGCAACAAGCCATTATTAACGCCCATAACGCAGGTGATGTTGCTGCAGCTCAACGATTAGGACAGCTACTAAAACAGCAGAAACAAGTAGCACCTCAGCAAATGTCTAGTCCTTCAGCCGTTGCTCCTCATAGACGTAATCAGCCAAAAGAAACAGACGGTGCATTGGCATTCTCAGTAGACCAGGCTCAGAAAATGTATGGGGGTGCTGCAGAATTAGTAGGACGAGCTGTAAAAAGCCCTGGTATTGAACAATACGGTAAAAACGTCCAGGCACAGCAAGACAAAGACATCGCCAAAGGCGGCTACCAAAGCAAATACAGTACGTTTGAAGACTCTTACAAGAAAGGTGGTATTTCTAGCGCACTAGGATGGGCAGCCGAAGGTGTAGCTGAAAACGCAGCGACCACTGGAGCTTCATTAGTTGGAGCTTTAGGTGTTTCTGCAGCAGCAGTGTACGGTGCCCCTGCTTGGCTAGTTGCAGCTGCAGGTGGTGCCACTGCTCTCAATAACGTGGCCCTCAACACTGGCGAAAACGTCTTAGAACAAAAAGAAAAGTTAGGTGACTTTGATACCGCCTACGCAGCAGGTGCAGGAATAATTGCAGGAGCCCTAGATACTGTCGGTGCAGGGCGAGCTATACCAAAAGACGCTCTTAAAACAATGACTGTAGACCAAATAAAGGAAACTTTAGAGAAACAAGGTAAAGGGGCAGCCGCTAAAGAGTTCATGAAGCGTATGGGTGTTGAAGGTCTGACAGAACAAGCCCAAGAAGGCGTTTCTATGGGCACTACAGCTTCTCTAGGAGGTGAATACACCCCCGAAGAGGTAAGGACTCGTCTAACCGATGCTTTTTTACTTGGTGGTGCTACTTCTGGGACTATGAACGTAGGCGTAGGCACTGCAAAATCTGCAGCCAACCTGGTCCGTGGTAACAGTAAGAGCATAAAGAACGAAGGCGATGTAAAAGCAGCAGCTAGTTTTGCACAACGTATGGCTAATATTGCAAATGCAAATGGCTATGACCTTAAAGATATTGACAAGATGTCTACGAAAGGTGCTAGAGAGACCGTAGACAAAGCACACGTTCAATACACAGAAGAACTCAAGCAAAAGTTTGCAGACTTAAAGTCTCGTGTCAAAGTAACTGACCAAGACAGTCTTGCAGAAGTAGAAGACAAGATTATGACTGCTGCTGCCTATAGAGAAGGCCGCAACAAAACAAAGAACACTGTCGGCAACCAAGAGATGGCTGCTTTAGAAAGACTGACCGGGGACACACGCGAAGGTCAGGAAGCAATGTCTATTCTTAGGCAGCTGAACCAACTGACTGAAGTACACAACGATGGCTACCAAGGTGGTGTCTCCCAGATTACAGACCAATTTGCTCCTTTTGGTGCTTCTGTTGGGTATGACAAAGGTGCTGTAGCTACAGAAAGACTATTAAGACCCTTAGCCTCTGGAAGTGCAGCTATTACTACTGGTGGAAGCTCACTGTTAGCCCAAGCAGCAGCCCAAGGTACAGGTAGATTAATTGACAAGGTAACTGGCAAGCGTTCTAAGGTTGCTAATTACGTCAAAGAAAACTCAGGTAACCAGGGCATCCCAGGTTCTAATGCGGCAAGTCTCCGTGAAACTAATATAGCAGCACAGGAAGCAGTTGCAGCCCAGGAAGAAGAAGCTCGTCTACGCCAGGAACAATATACTGAAGAAGAGCGTCAAGCTAACCTAAGAAGAGTTCAGCAAGGTGCCCCTCCGCAGCAAGGCAGTCCAGAAGACATTATGCGAGATGCAACCGGGTTAGACCGCTCTGGTCTTGCCCAAGTAATCCGAATACTGAAAGCAAACCCAAATACACTTCCTGCTACCACACGAGCTATCGAAGCTTACGAAACTAGTGTAGCTACTGGAGGTCAAGTAGATTTTGGTTTATACCGTGACATAAATGCTCTTGTTGACCAATACCCTCAACTTCAAAACCTGATGGTTAGACCTCGTAATGCCCAGTCAGCAGCCCAAGGACAAGCTCAACAGCAGCTCTCACAAAAAGAACAGAACTATCAGCGTGGTATAGAGAACAACCGTGCAGAAGCAGCTCGTATTACTGAAGCAGTAAACGCAGACAGTACTATTCCTGTACAGCAAAAAGCAATGCTATTGAACACACTTGAAGAAATGCAGCTAGACCTAGGTCTCAACCCAGTCTCTCGTCTTCAGGCAATGGCAAGACGTTTGGAAGAGAAAGGAGTTCCTGGTCCTACTGTAGAGAAATACCTTGGTCAATACTTACAGCGAGTTATGGCACAGCAAGGAGCTAAAGAAGAACGCGATGCAGCTCAAGATGACGTGATGGAAATCGATGAGTCTAGGGCACCCTCGTTTACAAATAGCCCAGGTAGAATTAGTCCGGCTATGCCGACAGGTAAATCACCACTGTTCGATGCAAATGTAGAAAAAACCCCAGTAAGTTTAACCCTTATTAACCAAGACCCAACGCTGCCGAAAAGAATAGTAGACAAAATGCGTCCTTACGTACCTTTTCGTGAGGCACCGTCTGATGACCAAAGTTTCTTAGAGCAAGCAGTTGACTTTATGAAAAACAATTTGGTGGCTCTGTACGGAAGTGTTTCTCCAGAATATAGAGATAGGTCAAAACTTTGGTACGTTGGTGCAAATAAATTATCTCAAGGTGCTGCAGATACCTATGGGCAGACTTTAGAGGCTGTTGCAGGCGTAATGTCTGCACTTAGTCCTGGTCTAGATTGGTATGTAAACTACGATATTGGCGTAAGACTGTTAGACATTTACACAAATCACCAAGACACTGTTTTTGGAAATGCAGAGTTTGAGTCTGCAATGAAATTTGTTAACAACATAAAAGTCAAGACACCAAGACAAGAGGTGAATAAGGCTAATCACAAGGCTGTTATAGAGAGTATGCAAGGTAAAACTCTTTCTGAACTAAGCCCTGCAAAACAAGCATACTTTGTAAGATTTTATGATGTTGCAAACGCTACGGAGCGTGGACATAGGATAGTCACACCAGAAGGCGAACTTGGTGATTTTGTCTTAAATAAAAATGGCTCAAAAAAGGCAGCAGTATTTTCCGATTTTCCTCCTATCGCTACTGCAATGGCAATCCTAGCTAATCCTTCAACTGAAAACATTAGTGCATTAATGGGCATAGGTCATAAAAGACGTAATTTCTATAACAATATACTAGACCCCATGAATGACCAAGGCGATGTAACTATTGATACACATGCTGTTGGAGCTGCATTGTTTTTACCACTGGCACAAACGTCTGTTGAAGTAGTAAATAACTTTGGTACACCCGACAGTAAAAATATTGGTTCTTACGGTACCTATGGAGTTTATGCAGAGGCATATCGCAGAGCTGCTGAAGAAGTAGGCATACTTCCGCGTGAGATGCAGTCAATTACTTGGGAGGCAGCTAGAGGTTTATTCCCTGCCACTTGGAAGAGCCAAAAGAAAAATGTAGACTCAATTAGAGCTATCTGGGAGGACTACAAAAATGGTAAACTTAGCTTAGACAAAGCGAGGCAAACAGTATATGAAACAGCAGGGAATATTAGAGCAGCCCAGTGGGAAAACGACAGACCCAACTTTGCAATTAATGAAGGAAATGTCCTTCAAAATGACACAGGAAACATACCTGGGTCTGGCTTATCCAGAGGGAATCAACTCAGAAGCGGAAGCGTATCTACCGGAGGAGTTCCACAGTCTCCCCAAGAAATAGACCTATCTGCAGCACCAGGTTCAGGAGCATTAACGCAACCTGAGTCACCCCAAATACCATTCGACTTCACTACACCTACCGTTGGTCAAATCAAGGATAAACTTGAGGATGCCAAGGGTGCAGTGCAGATGGTCATTGGTAAGCCTGGCACTAAGTTTGAGAAAGGCTTGTCTAGCTATGAAGACTACAAGCAACTCGCAGACCTACTTGATGTGTCTATAGGTGTCTACGACAGTCAAAAAGATTTCATGCGTGACTTCCCTGTAGGTGAAGCTACCCTGGGTGTGTTTGGTGTTGCGAAAGGTGGTGTTTCAGGTCAAGTCGGGCTCATAAAAGGAAACAAAGAGCAGGACTTTATACAGACTTTAGCTCACGAAGTAAGCCACGCACTTGAGTCTCGTCCACAAAGTAATCAAGAGTCTCCTCTTGTGCTAGGTAGAAAACTATCTCAGAGACATGAGCAAGCTGCAGCTGACAAAAAGTCTAGCGTCTATTTAGGTAGCTTGCGGTCAAAGATGAGAAAAGAAATATTCAATGAGACACCTGTTAAAGATGAAATAGAAGTTCTACAGGACGGTACTGTTGTATCTATAGCAGCTCGTCCTGATTTACCAGGTAGACCTATACGTTTAAATGTAGACAACTCTATCGAGACATACTCTGCTGCTAACCCAGATGCTACTGTTGCTCAAATCTTTAGTGACGTAGTGCCTCAGTTCAGACAATACCAAAGTTACATCAAAGGCGATGCTGAGTTTGCTGTAGACCCAGTTATGTACTATTTGATAAATCCTAAAGCTATGAAGAAGGATATGCCTAACACCTTTAAGTTTATCCAAAAGCATTTCAACGAAAGTAACATTCCTATCAAGTTATACGCTAGTCCACTAGCGACCATCGTAGCTATTCTAATGGCAGGAATGATAGGTGGAGAAGAAGAAGAAGAGAACCCAGGCATCTTGACCCCAGGACCTGGGATGTTGTCAGCCTAAAAGGAAACCCCCATGAAAGTGAGAGCATATGACCTGGTCAACATTTTGAGCCAGGTAGACCTAGTTAAATCATCAAAGTTACTGTCCCAAGAACAAAAGCAGCATGTCTTCAAGGAAATGCTGACAGACCTTCCTATGGACATGTTCTGTAGCGGTCAAAAGAATACAAGAGCTGTGCTAACTGACGTTTTAACGAAGGAGATAAAACCAGATGAGCCCAAGAAAAAAGTCGCCCCCAAAAGTAAAAAACCCAAACATGGCGAGAAAAAATAGTTACTTCAAGACACTCATGTCCACACCAGAAGGACGAGAGTTAAGAAGACAATGGTCGACAAAGCCAAGGAAAAACCCTGGTAGACCTGTGGGTGTTCCTGACGGACATACAAAAGAAACAATTGCTCCTATCAGAGAACAAGCCAAAAAAGACGCTAAAAAGGTAGTAAAAATTATGACTGAGAAATACAACATCGAAGATGAGTATCAAAAGGAAGCTCTCACCACTGCAGTAGAAGTTATGCGGTTAGACGGACAATCCAGAGAAAGACTAGCAGCTGCACGTTTAGTTTTAGATTTTACTAAAAGTAAGCCTGCGTCAAAGTCTGATGTCTCTATTAGTAGAGCCGAAGATTTCCTAGCATCCCTGTTAACTGATGAAGAAGAGCAAACATATGAACAAGCAGCTGAAGGAAGTACGGAAGAAACTGCTGACTGATTTCGATTTTTACTCTAAGTCTGCCCTCAAGATAAGAACTAAAGAGGGCAAGATTCACCCCCTCAAGTTAAACGCTGCACAGACAATACTTAACAAAGCTGTTGAAGACCAATTGTCTACTGAAGGCAAGATACGCATTATCATTCTTAAAGCTAGGCAGCAGGGTCTTAGTACTTACACTGGTGGATACCTTTATTACTCAGTGAGTCAGCAAGCAGCTAGAAAAGCTATGGTCATTACGCACCATGCAGATTCGACCAGGGCTCTCTTTGATATGACCAAGAGATTCCACGAACACTGTCCAGATATTCTCAAGCCACACACTAAATACAGTTCACGAAGGGAGATAAGCTTTGATGTTCTTGATTCATCTTTTGTTGTTGCAACGGCAGGTGGTGAAAGCATTGGTCGAGGTGAAACACTTACTCATGTCCACGCTTCAGAACTTGCGTTTTGGCAGAAATCTACGGCCTTGGACAACTGGAATGGACTCACTCAAGCAGTTCCTAGCTCCCCCGGCACAGCTATTTTTGTCGAGAGTACGGCTAACGGTGTCAATGGTATTTTTTATGACCTTTGGCGTGGTGCTATTAATGGTACTAATGGTTATGTTCCTGTGTTTATCCCTTGGTATATTGACCCTGCGTACCGTGAAAGTGTGCCAGAGACATTTGAAAGGACTCCTGAAGAAGAAGACCTAGTAGACAAATATGACCTAGACAATGAGCAGCTAATGTTTAGGCGTAAGAAGATAGCCCAGAATGGTATCGACTTGTTTCGTCAGGAGTATCCATCGTATGCCGATGAAGCCTTTCTGACTACTGGTAGACCTGTGTTCAACCCTGAGCAACTAGCAGAACAATTGACAGTTACAAGAGACCTAGAGTCTCGTCTTGCCTTAGAAGGCGAAGAGTTCGAGAACAACCATCGTGGTGAGCTTTTTGTCTTTAGACCTCATGTCCCTGGTGAACAGTATGTCATTGGGGCTGATGTTGCTATGGGTGTTCGTGGGGGTGACTACAGTTGCGCTCAAGTATTGGACTCAAAGAAACGCCAGGTAGCAATCTGGAGAGGTCATGTCCACCCTGATTACTTTGCGACAATCCTTTATAAGCTTGGTGAGTACTACAACGAAGCTCATATCTGTGTAGAAAACAACAGTCATGGAATCCTGACATGTACACGCTTAGGTAAAGACATGGCTTATGGCAACTTCTATACAGAAGTTCAACACGACAAAGTAACTGACAGAGAAACTGTAAAACTTGGATTCTCTACTACCTCAAAAACTAAACCCCTAATCATTGACAAACTAAGAGCGTCAATGCGTGAGAATGAAATAGAACTCAATGACAAAGTCACTATTAGAGAAATGATGACATACATAGTCACTGAGTCAGGTGCTATGCAAGCAGAATCTGGTTGTTTTGATGACTGCGTTATGTCCTTGGCCTTAGCAAATTATGTGCATGAGGGTGCCTGGGACCCTATTGATTCTTCAGACAGCTACTACATAGAGATGGTATAAAAATGGCAAAGAAGCTAAAAGAGAAAAAACTGTCAGACGGCAATATCGTTGCCCTGGTAGACGAGCAGGTAGGCTTATCTGTCGGATATGCAGACTCAGAGCTATCCACAGAAAGAGCTAAGATAGTCGACTACTACAACGGTACGCTGCCTAAGCCAGTGCATGAGGGTAACTCTAAGTATGTTTCTTTAGATGTCTACGATGCAGTTGAGAGCCTTAAGGCAGCTTTGTTAGAGACATTTAGCGCAGGCAACAAGACAGTGCGCTTTGCTGCACAGAATGAAGATGACGTAGAGAAAGCCAAAGTCTGCACAGAGTACACAGACTACGTTGTCCACCGTCAGAATGACCTCTACACGACTATGTCTACGGTTATACATGATGGACTTATTGCTAGAGCAGGTGTCGTTAAGGTGTTCTGGGAGGAATCAGTAGAGTATGACTATGAAGAGTTCACTGATATTACCGATAGTGAGTTGAACCTACTGCTTGCACAAGAAGGCGTAGAGTTAACAGAAAGCTCTACTGATGAGTTAGGCCTTATTTCAGGCACCATTAGTATTGAACAAGACACTAGCCAGGTAATCATTGAAAACGTAGCTCCTGAAGAGTTTCTAATTGAAACACAAGCAAAAAGCCTAGAAGACGTTAACTTCTGTGCTCACAGAACTAAGAAAACACTGTCCGACCTGCGTCTCGAAGGTTACTCAGAAAAGCTTATAGAAAAGATTGGTGAACATCACGATGTCGACATGGATACAGACCCAGAGGTACTTGCTAGGTTTGACAACGTAGGTAACTTCCGTGGCACAAAGACTGGCGGTTACCAGGACCAGGTCCGTAACGTCATGGTCTACGAAGCGTACATTATGCTAGACGTAGAAGGCTCAGGTGTCGCTGAGTTATACCGTGTCATTAAGGCAGGTAACGTCTTACTACTAAAAGAGAAGTGCGCTAGAAAACCATTTGTTACTTTTGTACCTCTGCCAGTGCCTCACAGCTTCTATGGTAACAACTATGCAGACAAAGTAGTTGCTACTCAAAATGCTAGGACTATATTGACTAGGTCTATCTTAGACCACGCCATGATTACTAATAACCCACGTTACACAGTGGTAAAAGGTGGTCTCACCAATCCTCGCGAGTTAATAGATAACAGAGTAGGCGGCATTGTTAACGTGAGTCGTGCAGATGCCATTTCACCTATGATGCAAGCCCCTCTAAACCCCTTTATCTTCAACACGATACAGATGTTAGACGAAGACAAAGAAGACACTACAGGCGTGTCTAAGATGTCTCAGGGGCTAAATAAAGACGCTATAAGCAAGCAAAACTCAGCCGCTATGGTTGAACAGCTTGCGACCATGTCTCAACAGCGTCAAAAGATTATTGCTCGTAACTTTGCTACTCAATTTGTTAAGCCTTTGTTTCAAGAGGTTTACCAACTGGTCTGTGAGAATGAGCAGCAGGAACGTATTGTCGAGTTGTCTGGTAAGTATGTACCTTGTAATCCACGCGACTGGAAAGAGAAACGCGATGTCGTCATTGAGTTAAACCTTGGCTATGGAGAGCAAGAGAAAGAGTCTCAGAAGTACCTGGCACTACATTCCATGATAACGGCTGACCCTAACCTATCAAAGATGTACCAGGCACCTAACCAGTATGCTTTAGCATCAAAGATTATGGAGCTGACAGGCATCAAAGAAGTCAGTGCCTACCTCACTAATCCTGAGAACCTACCACCTGAGCAGCCAGACCCTGCAGAAGAAATGCAGATGCAAATGGCACAGAAGCAACTTGAGATACAAGAGCGGCAAACGGCTATGGCAGAAACTAAGGCTCAAGTAGAAGCACAGATTAGTCAAATGAAGCTAGAGCTTGAGAAAGCTAAAGCTGAGAACCAACACGCTATTCAGTCTGACAACCTCGACCTTAAGGAAGAGCAGCTGAAGCACAAGAAGTTAATCGCTGCAGCAGAGCTGTTACTAGCTCAACAAGCTGATGAGATTACCGCCATTGCATCACCTAACGGTTAATGCATTGACTTTTAAACCCCCCAACCTATGTTCTTAAAGGAGAGCAAAAAATGACTGAAGAAGAACTAACTTTACTTGGTAATGACGCGGAAGCACTGTTAAACACAGAAGCTTTTACTAAAACAATGAACACGATGGTCGATGCTACTGTCCAGGCATTCTTAGGTTCTGCACCCGATGAGGCAGACAAAAGAACTGAAGCTTATGGACACTATCGTGCCCTGGTCGACATTATTAATACACTGCGTCAGCAAGTCGAAGTGCGTGACCAAATCGATGCCAAAGTAAATGAAACTAACGATGAAGAAGAAGTAACTACTGAAGAGGAATAAGACCATGCCTAACGGTAACGTCAATAGCAATTCCATTTCTGAAGCAGCACTGACATTAGACGATGCTGCAGAAGCCATACTTGGAAATTGGGAGGACCCGGAAACGGTATCCGAAGAAGAACAAGAGGCAACAGATGAAACTACAAGTGAGACTGAAGTAGAAGAATCTGTCGAAACTGAAGATGAAACTGAAGACCTAGAAACTGATGAGGACGATGAGGACCCTGAAGAAGAGGAGCCTGAAGATACTGAAGATGACCAGGAAGAATCAGAAGAACAAGACGAAGACAGTGAAGAAGCTGAAGTCGTTGCGTTTGACGATGATACCCTGGTAGAAATTAGTGTCGATGGTGAATCCAAACAGGCATCTATCAAAGACCTCAAAAGATTGTATGGTCAAGAAGCATCTTTAACTAGAAAGTCTCAAGAAACAGCATCACAGCGCAAGATGGCTGATGAGCAACTGCAAAAAGCTGATGCGTCATTAAAAGCAATGATTAGTCGAGCCCAAGAACGGTTTAAGCCTTACTCTGAAGTAGACATGTTAGTAGCGTCTAAAAACATGAGTGCGGAGGATTTTACCCAACTAAGGGCAGAAGCTAAACAAGCCGAAGATGACCTCAAGTTCCTAACTGAAGAGGCCGATGGTTTCTACGGATACGTTAAACAGCAACAGTCCCAAGCTATGCAAGACCAAGCTAAGGAATGTGTCAAAGTTCTCCAGAGAGAAATCCCTGACTGGAACAATAGTATGTATAACGACATTCGTCAGTACGCCATTACTAACGGTTTACCTGAGGAAGCCGTCAATCAATATGTCGACCCTAATGTAATTATGTTACTGAATAAGGCTCGCATGTTTGACCAAACTACTAAGGTAGCCACCGTGAAAAAAGCCAAAGCAGCTAAAAAGGTCCTACGAACTAAGAAGGCACCACCGTCTAAAACTGACATTAAGCGTAACCGTCAGCAAAAGAATGTGGACCGTCTACGAAGTAACAGTAATGACCTGGACAACATTGCAGATGTAATCATGTCAAATTGGGAATGATGCTTCCTAAATCTCAATTTTTTAATAAGGTAATAAATAATGACTATGTTACAAAGTTACGCCACTGTTGGACTAGCAGAAGACGTTAGCCAAACTATTGCTAATATCTCTCCTACTTCTACACCATTCCAGTCAATGATTAAAAGCGAGAAAGTATCTGCTCGTACATTTGAATTTCTTGAAGATTCAATTCGTGCTGCAGGAACTAACGCGCTTGTAGAAGGAGCTGACGCTGCGACTACTGCTATTGGTCAGCCTACTGTACGTTCTAACACGACCCAAATCATCGGTGAAGCATTTAAAGTTGCTGCTACTGTTGATTCAGTGAAAACTCATGGACGTGCAAAAGAGACAGCTTATGCCCTCGCCAAGACACTAAAAGCAATCAAGCTTGACGTAGAAAAGGCCCTAATCGGTGTTGACCAAGCTGCTGTTGCAGGTAGTGCAAGTGCTGCTCGTAAGATGGCTTCCATCTCTCAGCAAATCTCTACTACTGTAGATGCAGGTTCCAACTCAACTGACGCGCTTACAGAGGCCAAGTTGATTGAGCTACATCAGACCTGTTACACCAATGGTTCTGAGCCAACAGTGCTTATGATTAAACCTGCAGATGCCACTATTATTAGTGGGTTTGCTACAGCCACTGGTCGTAACCGTGAAATCGATGCGAAGACATTGGTTAATGTTATTGACGTAATACTCACGCCTTTTGGCGAGTTACGAACTGTCATCAACAGAAATCAATTGTCAACTCACGCATTCTTGGTTGACCCATCCATGTTTAAGCAGTGTGTACTGCGTCCGTTTACTCGTACTTTGCTTGCGAAAAATGGCGATGCAGATACTCATTTCGTAGTGGGTGAGGTCAGTAACAAGCATGTCAACTATTCCGATTCTGGAATGATTACTGGTCTGTCTTAAGTTTCATAGATAGCTAGTAACTTGTAGTACTTGCGGTGGGGCCTGGGTATCCAGGTTCCGCTCTCCTTACTGGAGCCTGGGTCTCACTGCATTTTATTTATTCAAAGGAGAAGCTATGTCTACCATAGACACAAAAACCACCATGCACGATGTGCAGACAGGAGTCCTTAGAGACAACGATGATAGCAACTTTACTATCAAGCAAACACAACACATTCCTCAGAGCTTCCTAGATACTCTTAAGAGACAAAAAGAAAGCTCCTTAGACTTCAAAGAGAAAGACTACATGACTGTTGCTTCAGTCCCTGTTTCTGTCCATGAGAAGTGGCTACGCGAAGGTTTTGACATGATGAAGGAGCCTGCGTTCAAGATAGTTGCCAGGTTAAAACAAGAAGACCTGGACGCATTTATCACAACTAAAAAGAAGGTATAACTATGAACAAGGGTAGTCTAAGAACCCAATTTAAAGCTGTCTTAAACCGCAGCGATATCACTGATACCCTTGCTGATACCTTTATTGACCAGGGCATCACTAGAATCCAAAGGACTCTACGAATACCCTCGATGGAAGCCAAGCACACTTATAACATCTCTACGTCTATCACAAGCATTGTGCTGCCGTCTAACTTCCTAGAAGCGATTGACCTCTACTATGACAATAGGACCTTAGTAAGAATTCCTATGGCTGAAATGCAGGACCTAAAGAAAGCAGGCACACAAGGCAGTCCTTATTACTTTACCAGGGAAGGCTCTACGTTCTTGGTTAGCCCATACCCAAGCAGTGGTAGTCTAACTCTTAACTACTATGCTCAATTTGTCGATATGGTCTCTGACTCTGATGAAAATGCATTAGCAGCTATTGCGCCAGACTTAATCATTTATGCAGCTCTAACTTATGCATCTGACTATTACTTAGACGAAAGGTCTCCAGTGTTTGAAAGTAAATACCAGGCATTCCTCGATGAGATACAAGTACAGGCAGATGACCAAGAGTTAGCCGGGTCTCTCCAAAGCATAAGACCTGCGTATTCCCTATAACAAAAAAGGAGCTTATTCATGGCTAAATCAAGTTTCTTTAGTACTACTGGTATTACTGCAACCAATACTAATGTAATCGAATCATCAGTTATCTCTGCTGCCAATAGTGCAGAACTTGCGGCAAGTGCATTTGATTCCTTAGACGACAAGTACTTAGGCAACAAGTCATCTAATCCGACTGTAGATAACGATGGTGATACTTTAGTTGTCGGCACTTTGTACTTCAACACTGTATCCAACGAAATCAAGGTTTACAAAGCAAACGGATGGGAATCACTGACTGCGGCAGGTTCTCTTCAGGTATCTAACAATCTGTCTGACGTAGCAAGTGTAGAAACTGCGCGTAGCAACTTGTCGCTTGGAAACTCTACGACAGACACTTATTACATAAAGTCTAGAGCCTCCTCTGGCACAGCTATAAAAGTCGAAGGCACTATTGAGGCTTCAGGTAGCATGGATGCAACGGCTTACAAACGAAGTGGGACTACCTTTTTAGATCCTACAGGCGAACTTACTAACGTCACCTTAGACGCAGGAAACTTTTAATAACTTATACAACAACACCAAATGAGGCTCTCCCCCCATGGCACAAACGATTAAAATCAAAAGAAGTACAGGCTCTTCAGCACCTTCAACACTTGCAAATGGTGAGTTAGCCTACCTCAATAACTCTGCAAATAAAAAGCTATACATTGGCCGTCCTGGAGGCGGTACTGGTGACATAGATGTAATCGGTGGTAAAGATTTTACTGACAAGCTAGACCTCATTGGTGCGGCCAACGGAACCAATGCCGCAGATGCAAGTGTTGTAGCCTCTGCAAATAACTTAGGAGTTATTAGGATTGGCGATGGCCTTTCTATAGCCGCTAATGGAGAAGTA